CGGCAGCCTGCTGTTAAGTAAAATCACTCCTATTTTGGCTAACCTACAGCAGCTTGACCGCGATATCAAAGATATGGCACAGAATAAAAACCTCATCCGCCTGGCAGTACCTTTACAAATCGGCGTACAGCTGCTGCCAACTCTTTTCCGCGATTTCAAAAATCTGTACCCTGAAATAGAGCTGGAAGTAGTAGAAGCAGGCGGCATAGATTCACTGCGTATGATAGAAAATGAAGAACTTGATTTAGCCGTCACCAATTATGACGACAGCTTTTCACCCAATCTGCATTACCGTAAGCTTTTTAAAAGCGAAGCCTGCTTCTGCACCTATCCTGACCATCCGCTGGCGCAGAAAAAATATGTCGATACCAAAGATATTGCCAACGAACCTCTGGTACTGCTTAACGGTGGTTTTTTCGTCAATCGCCTCATCTATCAAAATTTTCAGCAGGCTTTAACAGCGCCTAAGGTAATTCTGCATTCATCGCAGCTTCATACGGTCAAAAACCTCATTTCCAGCCAAATAGCCTCCTCTTTTCTAATGCGTCAAGCCATTACGGCCTCTGACAATATCATTCCACTTTCACTTAAAAAGCCGCTTTTTATAAATTCCGGCATCGTCACCAAACGCGGCCGGCAAATCTACGGCGACGAACAAAAACTCATTGAATTTATCTGCGATAATCAGCCGTTAGGCTAAATTTTTCTCTTCTCTGTAAAATCCACCATAGTAGTAATAATATCAAGTATCATATGGTTAAAGTAAGTGTGCACATATACTTGATATCAAAAAAGAAAAGAGGAATAAAAATGTATATTGATTATCAAATTTTATCTGTAGTAGAAGACATGTCAGCTAATCCCCAAAGTAAATTCGACGGAATGAATTGCACCCCAATCGCTCTTGGCCGGTATGATGATTCCAGTAAAATCTTATGTCTTTCTGCTACGCAAACTAACTTCCCCCATTTATCCAACGACAAAAAATACAACATTATTGCCAGAAACAAAGAAAATCAAAAGACTGAAAGTTTCTCCGGAACATATAATAACGACTGGAGCTTCAGCATCTTCCAGTATAACGGTACCGCAGTATAAAAAACGCTCAAAGAAGCAGGCATGAGATAACTTTTATCTCATGCCTGCTTCTCATTATTTCTAAAAACATCTTTTGTTTTTTTATGAATTTAAACTTGTCCGCAGCTGTACCGCCTCTGCCAGATGGGCGGCCGTTATGATATCACTGCCGTCCAGATCGGCTATCGTACGCGCTACTTTAATGATCCGATCGTGGCTGCGGGCGCTGAGCCCCAACGCCGTAAAAAACTTCGCCAGCAGCTTTTCTGCAGCAGCTTCCATCTGGCAGTGCTTGTTCAGCTCACGCCTCCCCATCTGCGCATTGCAGTACAAATTAGTACCCTGTAAACGCAGCAACTGCAGCTGACGCGCTTTGATCACCCTTTCACGAATCACGGCCGAGCTTTCACCGGCTTCCCTGCTTTGCAGATCAGCGTATTCCAGCCGCGGCACATACACCTGTAAATCAATACGGTCTAATAAAGGCCCCGACAGTTTACGGTGATAACGCTCGATCTCAAACTGCTTACACGAACATTCCCGCTTTTTATCACCCAGATAGCCACAGGGACAACCGTGCAATTAACTACTGTGGCAAAAAAAATACAATTGGAACCCGCATTAGAGCTTGCAGAATAAAAAAAGGCCTATCAATAAAACAGCTTGCTGTTCTTTCTGATATTACTTCAGAAGGTCTTAGCAACATAGAGCGACGCTCAAGTAACAATATAAAGATAACCGTATTAGCTAAAATTTCCGTTGCATTAAAAGAACCTATTGAGTCTCTTGGTTGTTTTGAAATTCTTCCAGAATCAACACTACAAGAAAAACTTTTGAAAGCGATATTGCTTCACGGCCATACTAAAGCACAAGCAGCTAAAACCATGAAAATTTCCCCAAAAACAGTATATAATTTTTTTACTAAAGAACGTTGCAATAAAGAAACACTAAAGAAAATTTGCCTATATATAAATAAATTTGGCAACAAATAAAAGTTGCCAAATAAAAACATTCTAATCATTCTAAGTAAATTTAATGTAATCCCAGGATATGCCGCACTTTACTTTGAATTTTTATATCATTATGATAATATCCTCTATTTTTTAAAAGCTGTATTATTTCAGTATATATATCATTCTTTTGCGGATCTGATATAGTAATAAACAAGGCAAAGTTCTGACCATCATAATTATCTCCTAATCGTGCAACAGAATCAATCATAAGTCGCCACGGTTTTTCTTCAATTCCGTTCTTTATAGAACGTGAATACGACTTTATGGGATTCCACTTAAAACCATTTTCTACTTGCTCTTTCTCATATCTTTGATCCCATTTTTTATCTAATGGAACTTCACTTCCAAACCCTTTAACATTTCCTTCATCATCTATAAAATCATATGTTCCAAAATGTGCATCAATATTAGCTCTACAATATTCCTGCCCAAATGCTGGATCTATTTTTGGGGTATACACCAACGTCATTTTTATATCTCCATAACATTTACCATTTCTACATAATGACGGTGGAAATGGAAAATCATTAAATTCAATATGAGAATTACTATAGAGTGTACCAGAGAAAACTAGTGTTACACTTGATTTCGAACAAGTAATTATTTCTTCTAAATTTTGTTTTGGTATTCCGTATCCGTAATAACGATGAAAATATTGAGTATCAACTTTCGCTTTATCAGGAATATTAGAAGAATGAATCAAAAAAGCTTTAGCAAATTCTCTAGAATTCTCTTCATTTATACTATTACGCAATCCTGCATATAGTGCAGTAACCGCGGGAGCAGAATAACTTGTACCAATCCCTTCAACTAAATTTCCATAAATATCAAAAGAAATTACTCCTGTTCCGGAACAACATAAGTGACTAGTACAATTTCCGCCATAATGTACTACATCAGGTTTTACAAGAAAATTTGCACCAGGTCCCCTCCTTGAAAAAGGTGAAGGCATATCTTTTTCGACATAGCCATCTATACCGATGTTAGCAATTGAGCCAACAGTAATTGCTCTAACAGAATCTGCAGGAGATGTTATTCTATCATCATTTCCCAACTCTTCATTAGGAGGCCAATTCCGCAAAGGAATTTTTGTATAATTACCAGCAGATAATATTATATCTACTTGATATAAATCCTGAATAGTATCTAAAACTACTGCTAAATCTGAAATACAATCTTTACAAATATTACTAGTACCTAATGACATGTTCCAAACTTTTACTTTATCATGATATTTTCCAATTACTTCATAAAGAATTTCAATCAATCTATCTTCAGACAAAGTATCTGTATCTCCTTTTGTAGGATCAATATTTGGAGATACAACAACATCAAGGATTCTATAATGCTGTTGTTCAGAAACATTTAAATTTAATATATCGCCATACTGAAGTATTCCAGCTACAAAAGTACCATGTTCATAATTCCTATATTTTTCTGCAACGAATACTTCTCTTTTATATATCCAAGGCTCCAAAAATTTATGTCCCGGAATAATACCTGAATCTATAATACCTATAATTGGATAATCTTCTCCCTCTTTTGGTTGAGGTAATTCCTCTACTCTTTCTCTTGCACTAATCATATTAGGAAAATCACAAGTATACTGTGGAAAAAAAGACACTTTATGAACGCCTGGATATTCAATAATTTTTTCTAGTATTGATTTTTCTGTGCAATTAACTTTATAAACACATAGATGTTCTCCATAATTAAGTTTTGTATTTTTTATCTTGAGTTTATCTAGAAGTTCTTCAAATCTACTAGTATAATATTCATTATCTGTAGCATCATCAAATGAAAACAACTTTATTTTAATTGGCTCATCAAATTTATCAATAGTATCAAAAGATTTAATATCAATTTTATCTTTAAAAGAATATTCTTTTATCTCTTGAATCTTTGTCATATTTATTTTTATATATTTTGTTGATGACAATTTAACAGTATTAATAAGATGTTCAAGCCCATCTTTAGTTATGCTTATTAATAGCTCATCTAATTTCTCTGCACCAACAATTGGACAAGTATTAGATTTAAATAATGCAGTAGGCTTATGTGTTTTAGCGATAGCTTTTTCTTTCATAACAACCTTTCCTATACACGGTATATCAGGAAAGTTTTCAAAGGAAGATTGTAAAGAAAGTTGCAAATTTAGACACTGTTTTGTAATTTGTTCTTTTATTTTATCCGTAAAAGGTTCTAGCTCTTTTCCTCCTCCTCCACTTTTATTATTACTATAATCTGTTTTCCTAGGAATAACAACTTGTATTGGTAAGCGACCTTTATCATCCATATTTTACACCTCCATCGATTTAAATAAACTAGATACATATGACTTAGACACACCTAAAATCACTGCAATTTGCGCATAGCTAAACACTTTTTCGTCAATCGCTCTTAAATATCTAGCTTGTTCGCGATAAATTGATTTCTCTATAGTATCTTTACTATTTTGTAATCGTCCAACATTACGAAATTCAAACAAATTTTTGAATACCAAAGATAGTGAAATTTGTCTATCTGTTAGTATAGAATCAATTCTTGATTTATTGCATATTTCCTCAATATCAGAACCTGATAACCCTTTAAAAGAAAGCGATAATATTTGCTTTTCTTTTTCTGATAAATTGTTCTCAGGTAAAAATAATGAAACAAGGCTCTTCCTAGATGCGTCATCTGGAACATCTATTGGAATTTTAAAGCCAAATCTTCTCCATACTGCTGGATCAAGTAAATGTTCGTGATTTGTAGCAGCAATAATTATACTGCCATTTTTTAATTGATCTATATTTTGCAATAAACTATTTACAACTCTTTTTAATTCACCAAGTTCGTTATTATCATCTCTCACTTTAGCTATTGCATCAAATTCATCCAAAAATAAAATACAAGGAACTGTTTGCGCATACTCAAAAATTGCTCTTATATTTTTGGATGTATTTCCCAAATATGAAGATATCATACCGTCTAGTCGCGCAGTTACTAATGGCAACTTAATTTTACTACATATATATGATGCTAATTTACTTTTACCACACCCCGGTGGCCCATACAAAAGAATTGTATTTGGAATATCTATTCCAGATTTCATAAGTTTATCAACGTTATTATAATACACTAAAAATTTATCTACCTGCTCATAAGCAGAACTATTAAGTACTATTTGCACATCAATTGCTTGATTTGAATATATTATATCCGCAATTGGCAACCGTGATTCTTGATCTATAGGTATTTGTGTTAACTCACCTGTTGCCATTTGCTTCATAACAATTGAACTATTAGATAGTATTTTTAAAAAGCTATTAGCTAAACGTATCTCATTATTTTCTTGCAACTTTTCAATCAAAAGTTTTGTATAACTAGCCACTTTAGTTTTATCAGATTTAAGAGCACCTTCAACAATTTTAAGAACTTCACTTGAATAATCCACCCCACACCTCCTGTGTACGTTTTATATCTTATCAAGAACGATATCGTTTGTCAATGTTATTATCAGGCGTTTCATGAGAACGTTATCTCGTTTTTAGTAAACGAACGTGGTTTTTCAGTTTACTTTTCTCATAATTCATATAAAAATTATAGTATTACATTTAATTTATGTTCAGCTATATACGTTTCTATCATTGTTACCCACCAACAAAGTATTATAAACAACTCTGATATAATCTGCACTTGTGACTACCGCGGTGCAAGTCTAACTATTACAACAAAAGAAAAAACTATAATCCCTCTCACAATTGAAGATATCGAAAAATAAAAAAGACCTGGATGTCAAATGCATCCAGGTCTTTTAATCTTTTTATTATATTTTTATTGAAATACCTGCCATTATATTACCATTATTACCAGCAATCCAACCACCTATATTATTATTAAGAGGAAATCCAACCATCCCAACAGCGCCAGATTTTGACACTCCTATACCGATCTCCCAGCGTTTGGTTTTATCTATTGCCGGCACTGTGATATTTAGATCAGCATGGCTGGTTTGTGTGAGCTGCAGCTTGTTTTTATCAAAAACATACTTTTCATCATCGGACTTTTGGATTGCAAAATCTTTGCCGTTGACTTTTACTGCCAACTCCTGCTTGCCGATGTTTACATCAACATCTGTTTTCTCTATGCTGCCATCATGATAGATATACTTAGGCACATAGACCACTTCTGTTTTAGTATCATTTTTATACTTGATTTCTGTTTTTATTTCTGGCTCTGCTACCGGACAAATATGCAACCAGCCATGAAAACACCAACCAATAACAAAAAACATCATACCTACTAGACAAGTTACTATAATTTGTTTTGCCATCCCTATCCCTCCCAAAACGTTCTAACTTAAAACACCGTTGCTTTTAAAACAAATCCCAACACTGCACCGACAACACTACCGAAAATAAATCCATTTCTAAAAAACTTTCTGTCCCGCTGATTAAAATATCGATCACAAAACGCCTTAATAAATTCCTTCATTTTTGTTCCTCCTTATAAATTTTCGTAATCTGTTACTCCACGTGCAATAGCCTTTGCAATCGCATCTTGTTTATGTTCCAGCAAAATAACATCGTGATCGTTATCAATAAAACCCATTTCGATAAGAATAGCCGGCATCTCAGTGTTTCGTAGCACAGACAAATTCGGACGTTCCTTCAGCCCACGATCCGGAATATACGGATCAATGCTTTGTTCCGTATCAACAAGTTGCTTATGAACACAGGTAGCCAAGCGGGCAGCTTCACCACCAAAGTTAAACACCAATGTTTCAATGCCTCTCGCATAACCATCAAACGCATTGCAGTGCAGACTGACGAATACATCTGCACCCCAGTCGTTAGCAGTTTTACAAACATTCGGATATGCCGGAGATTCGCCGTTTAGGTTGTCACTCTGCAAACGCATTACCTCGCATCCGGCATTTTTCAGATAATACTCAACAAGTTTTCCTACAGCCAATGCTACGTCACATTCTTTTAAACCACTGTTAGGATTCATGGCGCCAGGATCGACACCTGGCATATGCCCTGGATTAATAAATACTTTCATTATTTTTCACGCTCCTTTCAGATTTCAACCTCAATTCTTACAATTTCTTTTTAACAAAAACAATCAATCCACTCATAGCTTCCACGCCAGCATCATTTAAGTTTTCAATAATACTAAGCAGCTCAGTTACAACAAGATATCCAATAACCGTCATAACTGCCCAAGTAGGTTTATCTAAAACTTTCATAACTACATCAACGACAGCTGCAGACAACGCACAAATTAAATAAACACCGATTTTCCCAAGGAAACGGTGTTTCATAACTTCACTTTTTATCTTTTTGGCAGCTCTGGCCTTTTTTATTCCTTTAATAGATTCTAGAATAGTCGGATTTTCAATACCACTATCTTTTAGATGCAGATAGGATATCGATACCCATTTGGTAAAACAATCAATAAATACTAAAAAAGCAAAGCTATAAAACAATATAGCGTGTTTATGAAATATCATGGCCAACATTGCAGCCATTAATGTTTTGTAAGACCAACCTTGTGCTAAAGTTTGAGCAGCTCCAATAGCCGCAAATTTAAAAGATTCCCAGTTCATTTTTGCCTCCTGTATAATGCTCCTTAAAGGAGAGTGATATTTTGAATACTAAAAAAAGAAAACGAATGAAATTACCTAACGGCTTTGGTAGCGTCGTGTTACGCACTGACGGTAACCGCCGCCGCCCATGGTCCGTAAAAGTCACAATTAACGGCCGTCAAAAATCAATCGGTGATACAGCCACAGAAATAGAAGGGTTAGCACTTTTGGCCGAGTACCACAAAAACCCTTCTCTTTTCGCGCCAGCATTGATTACTTTCTCGGAAGTATTTGAGCTTATGCGGGCCGAGAGATTTCCAAAACTGGCCAAAACTACACAGGTCAATTACCTTTCGGCATACAAACACTGCCATAGATTATACGGCAAGAAGTTTGCCGAATTAAAAATCGGTGACCTGCAGGCTGTTATTCGTGATACACGTGATACCGGTGCCCACTATGCTATGCAAAAGAAGGTTAGACAGGTATTACATCATATGTACACATATGCCGTAAAATATGAAATTATTGACCCTGCCGCCAACATTAGTCAATACATAGACATTGATCAGCACGTGGTTAAATACCCTAAAACACCTTTTAACACTCGACAGATAAACAGAGTAAAAAAACTCGGTGATAAATGGGCTATGACGGTGCTCATGATGATATACGCTGGTGTCCGCACCTCCGAACTGCTATCTGTCCTCAAAACAGACGTCAAGCTGCGACAGCGATATTTTATCGTTCGAGAGTCAAAAACTGCTGCCGGTCGCAACCGTGCTGTGCCTATATCAAAAAAAACATTGTCGTTTTTTGAATTTTGGCTATCTCAACCAGGTAAATATCTCATTACAGACGATTACGGCAATCAGCTTACATATCATCAATACCGAACACGCTTTGATGCTGTAATGACAGCCAGCCGCTGCAAGCATACGCCACACGAATGCCGCCACACCTGCGCTACCATGCTAGATAATGCTGGCGCTAACGAAACTGCAATCAAACGTATTCTCGGCCATGCCAGTCAAGGAGTTACTAAGAGGGTTTATACCCATAAATCCCTCCATGAGCTAAAAAAGGCTATAGACCTCATTTGACAGCCTTGAGTGGTATTAACCCGGCACGAATTTACGCAACAAAAAAGCCTGTATCCCTTGATTTCTCAACTCTACAGGCGGTTTGAATTCGGTATGATATTTTTTCATCAATTTTTATTATAAAAGTGCAGTATCTATGCGCTTTTTCAGCCTTTCACTATTATTTTTCTAAAATTATAGCATCTAAAGCTTCTTTGCTGTCGGCAGCATCAACCAAAGCTTGTTTCTCCCAGCCTGCCTGCTTACAGGCCCCTCTATGTAATCCCAAATCTACATTCCATTGAATGAGTTGTTTAACAGTTAGGTAGTGAATTGTTTTTTCGGTTCCACCATCAGGATAACCTCTCATCGGATAACCATTTGGATAATATTCCGAAAATTTATCAGGAGCTGAATTGATTGTATTAAGATCACTAGAAACCGTGAGCTGCGTATCCTTATCGCTATCGTATCTTACCATCTCTCCACTACATTCAGATGTAAAACCTCCTGTAATTTTACTTTCGGTCCAAGCATCAACTTCCAATAACTTAGAAGCTTTTAATTCATCAAGTCCTGGCTCATATGGCGGTATTTCTTTATATTCTCCTGTCTCTGGATCTCTATAATAACCATTTAATAGCATTGCAAATTCAGATTTTGTAACTAAGAACCCGTTTTCTTTTACATCTTCTGGTACATCACCATCTTCACGGTATCCGGGAGATACGCGTTTTCCATCTTTATCAAGTACAATGTAATATTTAAATTCTTTTTCCATTTTTATCATCCTTTCTTTTTTTACAGTGGGGATATTCAAATTCAACAGGAGTTACTTTCCCTATCGCATTTAAAGAGTGTTATGCCGTTGTAAGTAACGCTCACAGCAACACCACTGGAAATACCGATCATTATCATCTCTTAAGTTGGACATCAACAGGAGCCGCTTTTGGTTATTGGAACATGAGTTTCTATGGTACCCTTTATATCGCACTCGGGGTTGAATAAACAGTGGGGATATTGTGTTGGCAAAAACAATGTAACATTCCCTATACCGTTCAATTCTGTATGGACTGTTCTTGGCAATGCTCACGGTTCTAACAATAGTAACAATGATCATTATTTCCTGGGTGAGTTCTCTACCACTGGAGCCAGATTTTATTACTCCAATATGAATTTGACTGGCACCGCATGGATTGCAATCGGCGACTGTTAAACAGTGGGGAATAATCTCAAACAATAAAGCCATTTTCCCACTGGTATTCAACGTTTTTGTTAGTTCAGCATTGTTGCTTAGTCGTGGTTCAGGAACTGGTACTTGGTATGGCGATAGCTCCAATACAACATTGACTGGAATATCTTGTGTAACTCCAGACTACGTTTTGAGTGGGACTTACATTGCAATAGGAGCATAACCACAGTGGGGAAATTCTGCAAGTTTGTCGGGATATGTAGCAGTATGCATATTTCCTATATCATTTACAACAACTGATTATACTGCGGTAGCTACAGGAGTAATGAGTGCTGCTGATGCAACCTTTGGCAAAGAGAATTACGTGAATAATATACTTTGGGATTTCACATCGGAAAGCCAGGTAGCTTTTCGCTTGTCGCATCTGGATCGTCCAACATTGAGATACATAGCTATTGGCTTTTGAACAGTGGGGATATTGTTCATCACGTACAGCAACATTTCCAATTCCGTTTCCAACTGCGGCACTATTCATTGTTGCC